TTGTAAAACAGATCAGAGTGCTTGAACCTGGGCGATATGAAATCCACAGAAAAAATAATAAGGGTGAATATAAATTACATGATGAGGGAGAGATGAGCATAAAGGACAAGATTCCTTTTGCTGTTGCATATTCAAACCGAGTTGGATATTACGAATCACGCAGTCCTTTATATGACATAGCAGAATTGAACCTCAAACACTACCAGATACAGAGTGACCTTGATAATATTTTGCATATCAGTTCTGTTCCTTTGCTTGCAGTCTTTGGTTATCCGAATGCAGATGAGATAACAACAGGCCCGAATGAAGCATTATCATTACCACCTGAATCAAGGATGGAATATGTCAGCCCATCGGGTGACAGTTATGATAGTCAGTTCACAAGATTGAAAGATATTGCAGATCAAATAAACACATTGTCATTAGCTGCTGTACTTGGTCAAAAGTTAGTTGGTGAGTCAGCCGAGGCCAAGAGGATTGATAGATCACAGAACGACAGCACAATGATGGTCATTGCCCAGCAGATGCAAGATTTGATTGATAACTGTCTTAAGTTTCATAGTGAATATTTGAACGAACCAAACGCTGGCAGCAGTTTTGTAAACAGAGATTTTGTAACGGCAAGGCTAGAACCACAGGAGATTCAATCATTACTTGCATTATTTACTGCTGGTACTATCAGCCAAGAAACATTACTTACACAGTTAAGCAGTGGTGAGATTCTTGGTGATGATTTTGATGTAGAGGAAGAAGTCGAGGCAACGCAAGCTGGTGGGCTGATCGAAATGGAAGCCCCAACCCAAACTGATGAATCATAATAAATGGCAGTTCCAGAAGCTTTTTATCGTGAAGCGATTGATCTGAACAGATATAGCAATAAGGTTCAGTTTCAAATTGCTAGTCAGTTTAATGACGTAATTCTAGATGTTCTTAGAAAGATAAGAGATCTTGAAGGCAATAGCCCAACTACAACTGCAAGACTGCGATCAATATTGACACAGATGGTTGATAGTTTAAAAGGTTGGGAAAATGAAAGTGCAGTTTATATGATTGATGAACTGCAAAACTTAGCAGAGTTCCAAGTTGGTTTTGTTCAAGATCAACTGCAAAGAGTTTTACCAAAAGGAGAGTTCCAGGTAAACACAGTTGCTATCTCACCTGACTTTGCAAAATCTATTGTCACAAGAGATCCGACTGCTATGACTATAAGATTAAGAGACAAAGACGGTGTGTTTAGATCTGCTCAGTTTGCATTGACCGCAAAAAGAGGATCGGAAATATCATTACCAAACGGAAAAAATGTAAAAAAATCATTTAGAGGTATTGCTGATGATTCTGCCTCAAGACTTTCAAGAGCAATCAGACTTGGTGTTTTAGAAGGCGAGTCTCTACCAAAGATTGTGAGAAGGTTAAAGGGGCCGAATCTAAGATTCAATGCCAAACCACAAAATGCAATTGCATTGAACTCTGCATTAAAAAATTCAGAGGGGATGCTTTTATCAAATAAACAAATCTCAACTGTTGTAAGAACAACTGTTAATCAGGTACAAAATGCAGCAAGTCAGGCGGTCTATGCAGCAAACAAAGATATAACAGGCAGATATCAATATGTTGCGACACTTGATGCAAGGACAAGTTCTATCTGTCAAAGATTAGATGGTCAATTGTTTAGATATGATCAAGGGCCAGTTCCTCCACAACATTTTAACTGTAGGTCGACTACTGTTCCTGTTATTGATGATGATGATTTGGCAAGAGCTTTCCCAAATACAAGACCAAGTGCAACAGGTCGTGTTCCTCAAGATACAAACTATGCAACATGGTTAAAGGATAATCCCGATGTACAAGATAAGGTGTTGGGAAAAAAGAAAAGATATTTTAATTATTTGATGAGTCCTAAGAGAGGTACAAAACAACTTAATGCCACAAATGCTTTAAAAAAAATTATCCGAGAAGATGGATCAGAGTTAACATTAAAAGAGTTAGCTGATAAATACAAAGATGCCAATTAAAAAAGGAACGTCACAAAAAACAATCACTGGTAATATCAGAATGTTAATGCGAGAGGGCAAATCAAGATCTCAGGCAATCGCCATTGCATTATCTACAGCAGGCAAAAAGAAAACAGCTAAGAAACGTAAAAGGAAGTAATATAAATGTAGTTGCTTTTATTTTTATGTATCATTCAGGCGGTAAAAAGAAAAAAACAAAGAAAATAAAAAAAACAGGTAAAAAATAATGGGATATACATTCAAGGTTCAATCCTATGATGATGAGCCTGAAAAAAAAACTGAGGCTTGTTCTGTAAAACAGGATTTTTCAAAAATGTCAAAAATTGACCTTGAAAAGTTTGGCCGTACTATTGGAATTGAACTTGATCGAAGATTAAGTAAATCAAAATTAATTGAGCAGCTTGAGGAAGCTATCAATGTCTAAAAGGTTCAAGCGAGTTCCAAAAGATAAAAAGACAGGTATTCCAAAAAAATATCTGTCTGGCGCAAAAAACAAGGCAGCAAAAGCTGCTGAGATCAAGAGAACTGCTGAAGCTTACAGAAAAGGAGAGTTTATTGATATAAAAGCTGTATCTAAATCACGCACCAAACAAAATGTCTCAGGCAAAAAGAAGAAAACCACTAAGCGAAAGCGTAAAAGCTAGCCTTAAGAAAAAGGCAGAAGGTACTCGCTTTTTTTATGGTGAACTTGCAGAAGTTTACCGCAAGGGTCAGGGTGCATATCTTTCTGCTGGTTCTCGTAATGTACCGATGGGTGCGTGGGCAATGGGAAGGGTAAATAGTTATATGACAGGCAAAGGTGGAGCAAGAACAGCAGACGCTAAAATCTATTCAAAATATCAAAAGAAAAGATGAAGCTAACCACCAGACAGAAAAACACCCTTGCAAAACATCAAAAGACTCATGGTCATACAAAGGCGCATATGGATTACATGAAACGTAAGATGAGAGAAGGCATGAGTTTTACAGAAGCACATAATATGGCGATGAGGAGAAAAGGCAAATGACGTTAAGTAAAAAAGAAAAGATTGATCGCAAGCTGAAGAAGTATGGCTTAACAGAAGTTAACAAAGCAAAACCAACTCCAGGACATCCAACAAAATCTCATGTCGTGCTTGCAAAAAAGGGTGATGAGGTTAAATTAATCAGGTTTGGACAGCAGGGAGTGAAAGGTGCTGGCAAGAATCCAAAAACAAAAGCAGAAAAGCAGAGAAGAGCTAGTTATTACGCAAGACATAATGCTCAGAACCCAAATCCAACGATATTTTCACCATTATTTTGGTCACATAAGGTCAAATGGTAATTTTCGCGATAATATTATAAATAAATATTACGATTTTTTATGTCAGAAGAGCCAATCAAGCCAAACCCTTCTCCTGAACAATATGCAGCTTTACAGGAAGAGTTACAAAAATTAAAAGCTAATAATGCAAAATTATTAGATCAGAATATAAAAGCAAAAGAAGCAGGGAAGGCTATCCCACCAGATGTTGATGTAAATGCTTTGATTGCTTATAAGCAAAAAAAAGAACAAGAAGAGCTTGAGGCACAGGGTAAATATGAAGAGGCAAGAGAAAAACTTGCATCTCAATATCGGGAACAAGAGGCAGCCAAAAACAAAAGAATACAGGAACTTGAGGAAGAAAAAAGAAAACTTGAAGTAGAAGCCCCTGCTGTCAGTGCATTAGCTGATGTGGTACATGATCCACAATATGTATTGTCAAGGATAAACAGAGATCAACTTGCAAGAGAAGCTGATGGCACTGTTGTAATTGTTGATGGTTATAACAGAACTCCTGTAAAAGATTGGGCGCAACAGAAAATGCCTCAATGGGTACAGAAAAACCCAAGACCCCAAGGCGGTGGTGCTACAACAACAAAAGTAACTGCTGATGTTATTACAGGAGAGGCCAACCCATTTGCCAAAGAATCTTTTAATTTAACTGAGCAGGCAAGATTATATCGTACAGATATTAATAAATATAATATGCTCAAAAATGCAGTTAGCGGTTAATATAAAGTTAACTTGTTTGTATGAGTTAGGTGTTGTCACCGAAAAGTAAAAATCATTAGTACATTTTTTAATGGCTACATTAAGAAGTGATTTAATTATCCCTGAGGTTTTTACACCCTATCTGATTGAAGAAACAACTCAAAGAGATGCTTTCTTGCAGAGTGGGGTCGTGACACCTCTAGCAGAATTAAATCTATCCGCAGAAAGAGGCGGTGACTTTGTAAAGATTCCGTTCTACAAAGCTAACTTATCTGGAGACTTTGAAGTTCTTACAGATTCATTATCATTAACACCTGGAAAAATCACAGCCGATAACCAAATCGCTGCTGTTCTTCATAGAGGTCGTGCATTTAGTTCAAGAGACTTAGCTGCATTAGCAGTTGGTGGTGGCCCAGATCCAATGGCTGCTATCGCTCAGAAGATGGCTGCTTATGTTAACAACCAGAAGCAGAAAGATTTATTTTCCTGTCTAACTGGTGCATTTGGTTCTATCAACGCAAACGACAGCAGTTCTGCATTATTTGATTTGACTATTGATTCAGAATCAGGTGACTCTCCAACAACATTGAGTCCAAGACACGTTGCGAAGGCACAGGCTTTACTTGGTGATCAGGGATCAAAACTTACAGCCGTTGCAATGCACTCTAAAGTCTATTATGACTTAGTTGAGAGAAATGCGATTGATCGTATTTATGACAACACTGGCGCACCTGATACAGCAGCGACTTCTGGTACAACAGCAAATGCTTTCCCAGGAACAACATCTATCCCTACATTTATGGGATTGAGAGTTATTGTTTCTGATGACGTGCCAACCACTGGTTCTGGTTCTTCCACTGAGTATTCAACATTCTTCTTTACACAGGGAGCAGTTGTTACAGGTGAGCAAGCACCAATCAGAACACAGACAGATAGAGATATCCTTGCTTTGGAAGAAGCAATGGCAGTGGATCTTCACTACATCTATCATCCTGTAGGTCTTAAATACGCTGTTTCAACAGTAAACCCAACAAGAACTGTGTTGGAAACTGTTGCTTCATGGTCGAAAGTGTACGAGACAAAGAATATCGGAATCGTTCGCGCGACTAACGTAAGCAACCAGGACTAAAATTATGGCTTCTTTATTTGACGTAACTGCTGGTCTTTTAGTTGGACCAACAGGTGGTGGCACAGTAACTCAAGCCACAAACAAATCAACAGGTGTAACTCTCAATACAGAGAGTGGACAGATTACAATGAACAACGCTGCTTTAGCTGATGCTGCTGAGGTATCTTTCACAGTTACTAACAGCAAGGTCGCTGCAACAGATGTTGTCGTTGCTTGTCATGGTTCTGCTGGAACTGCTGGTGCTTACATCGTAAGTGCTAACGCAATTGCAGCTGGTTCTTTTGCAATCACAGTTTCTAACGTATCGGGTGGAGCTTTAAGTGAAGCTATCGTTATAAACTTTGTTGCTCTCAAAGGAGCATCCAGCTAATGGCAATGTACGCATTTAGGCGTATGAGAGCGAGAAATGAGGCTGCTCAAAAGGCAGCTTCATTAACTCTTACTCTTGAAAAGCCAAAACCAAAAACAAAGCCCAAAAAGGTAAAACTAGATGGCGATAACACTTGATGCAACTGTTGGTGGTGCAAACGCAAACACCTATATTACTCTTGCTGATGCAAACTCATTTATTGAAGGTTTAGTCCTCAGTGATGATGCTGCTGCATGGGATGGGTCAAGCAACGACAATAAAAATCGTGCATTGTTCACGGCTGCACAACGCATCGATAGAGAAAAGTTTTTGGGGGCCAGAGTAGATGATACCCAGGCACTTGAATGGCCAAGATCAGGAGTAAGAAAACCTGATACATACACAAATTTGTATGGTTTATCTTTTCCAAATAGATTAGTTGCTGATTATTACACCGATACTGAAATCCCAGATCGTGTAAAAAATGCACAGGTTATTTTAGCTGTATATCTCAACAACAATAGGAACGGTTTGGAGTTGAGTGGTCTGGAAGATTTTGCAACAGTTAGTATCGGTAATATAAATGCAACCCCTAGATTTTATGGGGCAGTTGGTATTGATCGAATCCCACCGATAGTTGATCATTACCTGATGGGTATTAGAATAGGTGGAAGAGCAAATTTACAAATTAAGAGGTCATGAAAATGGGCTACGGCTACGAATATCCAGCAGCAAAAATTATTAATGATACAGCAGCCCATACTGGAAGGTTTGGTAAAGTTGTTGCATTACAAGATTCTGTTATTAACACCTTAGCTGCTGAGAATATCACAGGAGATCTTACTTCCTTGCAATTTAAATCAACTGCTGAAATTTGTGGTGTGATAACCAGCGTCAAACTTGACAGTGGAACTGTTATTGCCTATTCATTATGAGTCTTGCCAACGCACTAAAGAAGGCAGCATCAAAAACTCTGAGCAAACTTGGAGGTGATGTGACCATCAGACAAGTAACGGCTGGCAGTTATAACACAACCACTGGAGCTATTACAGAATCTACATCTGATACTACCGTCAAAGGTGCGTTAACAAATGTAAACAGATCTGAGGTAAATGATCTGATTGAATCCCAAGATAAAAGGTTAACAATATCAGCAGGGGATTTGACATTTGTACCGACCACAAAAGACAGGGTCGTTATAAGTAGTGTTGAATTTAAAATTATTCAAGTTGTAACGAATGAGCAGAATAATACAGCAATAAGTTTTGATCTTATCTTGAGGTAACTATGGCCAGAGAAATAAATTTAAATGATATAGGAGATCATTTCGGTGAAAAAGTACAAACGGTTGTAAGAAAAGCGACATTAAAAGGAACAAAAGATATAAAAGAATTTACACCTGTTTTTTCTTTAGATAACTATCCTGATCTAGATTCTATACCCAACTTTTTTACATTACCAAATGGTCAAGTAGTTCCGTTTAAAAAAGCTTTGTTAGACCGTGGAACTGGCGGTCAGCTTCGTGAGTCGTGGCAAACAAAAATTAATAAATTTCAAGGAGAAGTTTTTACAATTGTAGAATATGCTGAACCTGTTGCTTATGGAACAAACTTGCCTCCAAGCTGGGGTGGAAGATACAGAACTCGTCAAAACACAATCAAAGGTTATCCAGAACTTGTTGCAAAGCAACTAGAACAATTTATTAGAGATGAATTTAGGAGGTCATAATGGCAGCAATTGATTTAAACACCGTCAGATCAACGATTGAAGGAAGGCTTGCCACAGAACTTGCATCAAGCCCTGCGATTCCTGTTGTTTTTAATAACATGGCATTTGATTCCACTACAGAGGACACATTTGTTCAATGTCAGACAAGCTTTGGTTCTGGAAGCTATTTGACCATGGGTGGATCTGCAAACTCAACAAACAGTGTTGTTGGTTTACTTTTAATAAATATATTTACAGAAGAGGGGATCGGGCCAGGGTCAAACTTTACAATTGGCAAAAGGTTGCGTGACCTCTACAATAATATTACAGTTTCAAATGTGATCTTTGATTCACCTATTGGGCCTGAAATACTTACATTAAGTCCAGAAGGTAAGTTTCAAACACAAATTAGGATAACATTTGAAATATTTGAGGATCTTTAATTATGCCAAAACTTGAAATTACTGAAGAAATGCTTGACGCTATTGAAGCTGTGAAAGGAAGAAGAGAGGCTAATTATTGGGATAATAGATGTAAAAGATATATGGAGAAACAACAAAATTCAAAAAAAGATGTGAAAAGTTCAGAAAAAGGTTAATATAAAATAAATACTTTTTTTTGTTATGGCTGTAAAAGGTGATGTAGGAAAAATCATGTTTGAAAATGCTGGCGGTACGGAAGCCGACATTTCAGATCTAAGAGCATGGTCATTGTCTGTCACTAAAGACACACAAGAAACTACAAAAATGGGTGACACCTCAAAATCATTTATTGGTGGTCTTATTTCTGGAGAAGGTTCTGCAACTTTACTTTACAATCCATCTGGCAACTCTGATTATCAGGCATTTATTGATGATGTTCTTGTAACTGGTGATGCTGGTGATGCTTTATTTGAGTTATTTCCTGACTCTGCACAATCGGCAAAAAAAATTGGTTTTGCTGGTATTATCACCAATGCAGAATATGGAGCGACACTTGGTGAGATTCAGGAGGTAAACATTACGTTTATTACTAATGGTGCTATTACATCAGCTATATAGTACATTAGGGTAACTAACCCCACTAAAACATGGCAACAAAAAGAACCGTTGATCTTATCACTGAGGCTTTCAGTGATGTAATGACTAACAGAAGAAAGTATATATTGAATAAACCAGATGGGTCATTGTTAAAAGAATTATACTTTCCACCACTTACTAGATTCGACAGAATACAAGCACAAGCTGCAACTGGAACTGATGAGGCTTTGGCAATATCAACCAGATTACTTTGTCAAATTGCACAGAATGAAGATGGCACAAAAGCATTTGCATCTGCTGATGCTGAGAATCTTAAGAGATTTTTACCTGAGACTGTCTTAAATGAACTTGAATTATTTATGATGGATATACAACTTGATTTAGATACAGCAAAAAACGAATAAGGCGAGATAACTGGTTAAATTTTGAGTTTTTTCTCGCAACAGAACTAGGTAAAACATTAATTGAATTAAGAAAAGCTATTACAGAAGAAGAGCTTGTTTATTGGGCTGCTTATTATGAAGTTAAAAATGATAGGGAAAAACAAGAAATCAATCGTCAAAAGAATAAATCAAGGTAATATATAATAAAGGTTATTTGTATTTGTGGCACAATCAACAGTAAAACTTATAGTTGATGCTCAAAACGCAATTAGACCATTGCAACGTGTAAATGAACAGACAAAGGCTTTAAGCAGTAGTACAAATAAATTAAAAGGAAGATTAGAAAACAGTGGAAAACAATTTAATAAATTTGGAAATGATGCAAAGAAAGCAAGCGTTGGTGTAGGTGCTTTAACAAAAACTGTTCGTAATCTTTTTGCTGCTTTTGCAGTAATACAGACTGCAAGGTTTGTTTTTTTTAAGACAGCTGAATTAGAAACTCAAAGAAAAAGTTTAGAAGTGCTTACTGGATCTATTGAAAAAACAAATTCTATAATTCAAGAGCTTCAAGAATTTGGTGCTGTAACACCATTTACAAGTAGCGAATTAATTGAACAGACTAAAAGATTAAAAGCTTTTGGTTTTGAGACTAATGAATTAGTTGATACCACAAAACGATTATCTGAGGTTGCTGGTGCTACTGGTGCTGATCTAACAGGTATTGCAACAGCTTTTGGACAGATAAGGGCAAAAGGAAAATTACAACAAGAAGAAAATTTACAGTTATTGGAAAGAGGTGTTGATATAACAACTGAACTTAAAAATATTACAGGTTTACAAGGTGAGGCATTTGAAAAAGCACAAAGACAAGGAAAAATTGGGGCTGATCTTGTAAATCAAGCCCTTATAAATCTTACAAATGAAGGTGGTGCATTTTTTGGTGGAGCAACAGCACAGGCAACAACTTTGAATGGTAAATTATCAACTTTGCAAGATTCAATTGAAACTCTTGCAAGAACCATTGGAACAGAGCTTGAAGATGAAATAAAAGCCATTTTAGACATAAGTATTCAAGCTGTAAAACAAATATCACAACTAATTGAGAGCATTGGCCTCGTAAGTAAACTTGGAAAAAAAGATATGATTAAAATAGAAACAGAGGCAAGAACCTTTGCAACAGAAGAAGTAAGTAAAGATTTTGGTTTTTTTGAAAGAAGATTCAATAAAGATGCAAGAAAACAATTTCAAGAAATATTTAATTTAAAGAAAAAAGAACTTGTTACAAATGCACTTACAACAAAAGAATTAACAAAGCAAAATGTTCAGCAAGATAAAATCAAAGAAAGTGTAACCGCAGCAAAAGACAAAGCTGTGAAAATTAAAGAAGAAACAGGATTATTAAATCAATCTTTAAGTCAAACGAATACTGTCGTAGATACGATTAGTAATAGTACAAACGAAGTTTCTATAAACATTGGAAAAGCTCTCTCTGAAACAGATCAATTAAAAGAAAAATTTATGGAGATAGGACAAAGTGTTGAACAAGGTATTGTTTCCAACCTTACTGATGCAGTAATGGGAACAAAAACACTCGCTCAAGCTGCAATCGGTGTTTTAAATGATTTAAAGAGAAAACTTGTTGAGGTTGCCATACAAAGGGCTGTTTCTGGTATAGGTGGAAAAATAGGTGGATTTTTGGGAAATATATTTGGTAAAAGGGCAAATGGTGGGCCAGTTTCTGCTGGCGGTGCTTTCCTTGTAGGTGAGCGAGGGCCTGAGATTTTGCAAATGGGTTCACGAAGTGGCAATATTATCCCAAATGATGAAATCCGTGGTGGTACAACAAATATGGTTACAGTAAATGTAGATGCTTCGGGTTCTTCTGTGGCTGGCAACAGTACAGATGCACAGGCTTTAGG